TGTTGTAGTATATGTAGTTGCTTGTTCACTGTCTCCAGTACCACCACGTGTATTTCTAATAAATGAATATGCAAGTGGGAATAATAATGGTAAACCACCGGGTTCATTGATCTCAGTAGCAACTCTAGAATAAACTGCACCAGATACAGTACCGCTAAATGCTGAATCTATGGTAAGTGTATCGCTATCTGTAATTGTAGTAACTCTACGGAATTCATATGCTGCAGTCGAATTAATTGTTCTAATGTAATCACCAACTTTGAGTTGCGTAGTGAATGCAGTTCCAGAAGAACCTGTGATTGTAGTAGTTGAAGCAGTTATAAAACCAGAAAGTGTAGTGTACTTACCATAAACATTAGCCGCGATATTAGTTTTAGTTGTACCGCTATCATAGAATATTTGTTTTACATCACGATCAAACGTGTATCCGCTTTCCATCTTAACATCGAAGATGTATGCTTTATAAACACCAGTTGATGTTCCAGGCGTACCTGAATGGAATTCCCATCCACGAAGTCTAGCTGTACCAACTTTAGTGCCAGAACCAGCTGCTTGAGGAGTAGAAGCTGGAGTTAGTCGATTATATAAATCAACTTGAGGGAATGTTGAACAATCTGGCAATCCTAAAACGTTTGAAACGTAAATGTAATTACCATATGATACGGGTATAGCGTCATTTGATATACGATCAAATGTTCTTGCTTTAGATACTTTTATGTATTCAGTTGCAATTTTTTCAATCTCATAACCTTGAACATATGCTTTTCCAGGCTCAATTGCAATCGCTACAGCAGTTTCGTCGCCGCCTTTTTCTGGAGTTAGATAACCTCTATTAAATGCAGGATTAGTAGTATAATTCCAATCAATAATACCATCATTTAAATTTTGATATGGATTAGTTGCATCAAATAGTGTTGATGGTTCAACAGCTCCCGATAAACCACCTTTAAGAGCCACAAAGTAATTCCCACCAGATATAACTATGTCTCCAAGTTGATATGCTGTATTCGGTCCGGTCCACGCTCCTCTATCGTTATTGCGATGTTCACGAACTGCAACTTTAAAAGGTGAAACAGTGTAATGACCAGATTCGTCATATGTACGTCTAGCTAAAGTCTTTGCTAAGATTGAATAATCAGTTTCTGTAACTCTAGATTGCAATATACCATCAGTAATTCTAATAAGCTCGATAAATGTATCATCAAGTACAGAATCTGGAGCTAGTTTAGTTAGCGTTAAAATTATTTGATATCGATGTGCACCAGGAGCATTTTGATTTGGAACTCCATTAGCATTATCTGCTAAAGTGCTATCATCGTTAGAGTCGACGATATTTTCGTCAACATCTAAACCAATTCTATAACTAGGTGTATTACTATATTTAGAAATTACTAGAGTTTGATCTGTAACAAGAGCAAATTGCCCTTTTATAAAATAGATACCTTTTTGAATAGCTGCAACAGTACCTTTACCGAGAACGCCAGCCCCCGACTTAATTTGTACTGTTCTTTCTACTAATTCCGTAGTAGTAGCTGCGTCTGCAACTAATAATTCTCCAGCAACGAATGTTTTTGTTTCATTATCATCGCCTGACGATGTATATCTAACAAATAGAGTTATAGCATCCGTTAATATTGGATTATCTTCATTAGGTTCTTCAGGAGTTACAGCTGTAACTTTGGCTGTAACGCCAGAAGTTTGACCAGTTATGGTAGAACCAATTAATTCATCGGCAATAGTATTAATGTCTACGCCATTAGTTTCATTCTCAATCTTTATATAAGTTATATTTGTATCAACAGAAGATTGACCTGGAATAACCATGGAACCTTCTTTAAACAAATGTAAACCTACTCGCTCGACTTGAGTTTGTAAGTATGTTTGAAGTTGATTTAACTCTCTTACTTGTAAAGAAACAGCAGGTCTAAATAATACGCGAAGGTATCTTTTTGCCTCGTCATAATCATCATAGTATGGTGCTTGAGAAAAGATCTTTAATGACATATTTTAAAAGCCTTAAATTGAATTATAGTTCTAATACTAACTTGATATCTTCTGTTTGATTTATGTTTCTATTTACAGGTGATAAATTTTCAAGATATACTAATTTGCCAGACATTGGCACATATTCTGGTGCACTTATTGAATCGATAGTTGCTGTCGCACCACCTATAGTAATAGATTCACCTTCTTGGAAACTACCAAATCCAGTAGTAGAATTTTGATGGAATTTTATTACAGTATCTTCTGTAGTTATGCTATCTACATAACCAATTGCACCACTTGTTTGACCTATAACTTGTTGATCTGCTGCAAGAGTACCAGATAATCCAGTGTATGTAATCGTAGTAAGACCATTTAATGTTGCTGCAGAAGCTACACTTGGCCCTGTCCATTTAGCAATATCTGGTGCAAATGTTGAAACTGAAGTATGAGGAGTATCACATACGTATGCATAATTATTATAATAAACAACATCTCCAACAATATACGCTGTACTTGCTTGCCAATTACCAAGTAAACGTACAGCTGTTGCATCAACTTGGTGTGGATTTGCTACTAACATGATCTGTCTATAATCATTGTCGACTAAGAAATCTCCTGAACCTTCATCTGCAACTAGATTGATGTCGACAATGACATAGAAGCCACCTAGTTCTTCAATAGGATTTGAACCGTGACCGCCTTTTGGAGAGACAATCGCTCTTGCTGTTGCTGGAGTAACAGGAGTTCCACCGCTAAAACTTACAGTTGCTGTTGAATATCCACTACCAATTCTTGCAGAGTTCATTATGATTTCTGTAACAACACCACCAGTGAGAGTAACATCTGCTGCAATTACAGAAGCACCGATACCATCACCGGTAATTGTTACTGTAGGTTTAGATGTATAACCATTGCCACCATTAATTATTTTTATTCTATGAATAGCACCAGGAAGCGCGGCTTCTTGAATATCCCATTGAACTGAGTCGTCATCTGATTCTAATTGTTTTACAGCAATGAATGAAGAAGTATTAAATTTAGCAACGTCAGAACCTGATAACGTATACATGTATTTCCATTGATAACCATCTGCTAATACTGATCCAATAGAAGTAGGTGTTCCAGCAGGTTTAATAGATGAGCCTGAATTACCAGCTTTGATGCATTTATAAACGTTCAATTCATCAGTAACTACATAATATTGTTTTGTGCTTAATGCGCTATCTTGATCATCATATTCTGAATAAGTTGAACCAGAAATCCAATTATACCGGGGGATTGCACGAGATACATTTGTAGTGGCTATCTTTTTAAGTGCCAATAAATTTCTCTGAGCATCATATTCAGAGAATTGAACGTCAGTCGGTGTTGGAGGAGAAGAATCAGAAGACCAAGAAAAAGCTCGGCCTATGCCAAGATAATAAACATCATCAAGTTCTCCACCTAAACCTTGAACTAAGGTATTAGCATTTTGATAACGAAATTTAGTAGTAATAATAGCAGACATGGTTTTTAAAATCCTTAAGGAATATATGGTCTATTTATATCAGTTGAGTTCAACTATAACAGTAGATCCTGAAGTTGGATCAAGTAAATCTATTAATTCAGTATATGCGATTCCAGCTAAATCTGCTGGTTGTTGCGTTAAGAATGAAGACATTAATATCGTCGTACCGTTTTCATATGTTTCATCTATAGTATTTCTATTTAGTACTGGTACAAAATTGGTTTTTAGTCCTAAGCATGGTCCTTCGAGCACAACATCATCATAATTAGAAGCAAATTCTTCTATTAAGAATTTATATTGATCAAAATGTTTAAACGTTGGTCCAAGTGGAATTGCTGGTTTAGATTGTAATCCACTAATACTTTCTCCAGCGACTGGTGTAACAATTGTGCCTAATAATTCACGATAAGTTTCAGCTATACCAATTGGCATACTTACTGTATCCAAAATGATAGGTCTAGTAGCTTCTTCAGCAACTACTCTACCAATTTGCACCAACTTCATCTTTAATCTTTGTTGGCCAATTAAAGCAGTAGAAACTACTTTAATCTGACCAAAAAATATAAAACCAGCTGGATGAAGTACTTTAGTAACTATATCCTTCCAATCTTGGAAGGACTTACTTGTTTTAATTACATATGAGTAATCTTGGTAATAATAACTGTCTTGTAAATATTTTCTATCAGATAGAAATCCATTATTATCAGCGTATCTTCCATCAACATCATTCCATTTTCCAGAAGAAGGTTGCAACATATCAACTCTAGGAAAATAAAGTTCTATTTGATCTTGAAATAATATATTAAATAAAGCTTCGTATGAAGGTAATGAACCTTTAGCTAGATATAGATCAATAATCTGCTTATAAAGCTTTCTACGATCAACTCCTGGAACGGCTGGAATTGGTCCTGCAACAGCACGTTGAATATATGGTAGAAATTCTTCAGCAACGTTATCGATGTTTTTAATATCGACTAATTTATTTATGATACTGCCTGGAGAATAAACCGTCGATTGTTGCCATTCTAAATAAGCTTCAAGGAATTCCATGAAGCGTTCATTAGTGCGAAGATGCTCTGGTATTACTTCGTGCAATACGTAATACTGCGGTGTCGTAGTCCCCAACCTATCAGTTAAAACGGTATACGGCATCTTTAATCTTCTTTATGACGAGGTGTTGTTGTATAACTTACACCTGCGGGTGTACCACCCGTAGCAATAGTATCAACTTCACCAGTTACCGTAACATCATCCATATTAATCTTTATTAATTGATTTCTTTTAGGAGCAATATCATAAGAATTTGGAATTCCAGTAATAGTAATATAATCACCGTTTATCGCAGATGGAGTAAATTTTTCTAATACTACTAATCCTTGATCTGCAATGATGTAACCTATATCTGATACTGTAGTAATCTTGTTATTGTTTAATAGTTTATATATTTCTAATGTGTGCGTTCCACCTTTATCAGAATGAGGTTCAGAACTACCTACTGTTTGAGCTCTATCTTGTATATAAGATGTTACTCCATTGTATGTGAATGAAGTCGAAGTAATAACTTTATCATTTGAACGTGTTGAGTATAATGGAGAAGAAAATTGTATGCTATAAAGTCTTGGTGTATTTAATATTGGGATTAAACGTTTTATCATATACACTCTAACGTTACTATTTAAAATAGACGGATCACATGCATCAATTAATCTTGTCAATTTAGAATGTCTAAATACACCATCAAACTGTTGTAAATCTGCAGAATTATAATTTGCGATAGTATCTGTTACAATCTGTTTCAATTCTCCTGCAGTTTTAGATGTAAGCGCAGGATTATATTTGTAAAATACTTCTAATTTAAGGTATGTGTATTCCGGATCAATAATCTCAGGACTAATAGAAACAATATTACGAGGTTTTAAGATTTGATCTTTAATCTTTGTTTTTTCAACTTCATCTAATGTTTCTCCATTTCTCGGTTTAATAGAGATATAAGCTTTACCATATTGAGGAGGATCGTTTTGTTCTCCACCCCAAACTGCAATCGATTCAATATTTGAATAATTTTCTAATATAGCTGCACGATAATCATCTGGTGTAACTACTCGATTTTGTGCAATATATGTTAATGGTGCATTAAATTTAATAGAATCGTTTGATTCACGATCAGAACCAGAATCAGATTTTGATACAGTTGATACAGTAACATTTGTATTGCCTTGAATATTTCCATTTAAAGAAAATACTATTGCTCCATTACCTTCTGCTGCTGCAGTAGATAACCATTCAATTTCAACTACATTACCGGGATTTAATTTTTTAGATGTTATGCCATCACCAAAATAAATTTCAAATCTTTCTGAAATTGCTTCTTGTATATAATATGCTTTTGACGTTGCATTTACTTTTGTAAAATCTTTTGCTAATGTGTAAACATCAGATAAAGTAGCCGAAATATCTTCTTTAACTTTAACTTTAATTGTTTCTCTATCGCAATTTAAATCTAAGATTTCATAATATTGATAATCGTCAAAAGAATCTACTACATAAAATGTAGACTTTAAAATGCCTTGATTTATCTTAACATTTTCAAATGTATACACTCCTGCAATTGGAGATATTGTTTGTGTTTCAAGGACTGTAAAGATATATTGCTTATCATTAATCGTCGTTGTAAATTCTGTGCCTCTATCAAGAGTTAATCTAGAAGGAGAACCCGTTGGACTATTCACTGTGATATTGATAGTAGCAAATGCAGAAGTTTTTGAACGAGGAATATAACCCAATAATTTAGCATGAGATACAATATTTTGTCTACGATCTGCAGAGTCCAAGAATACCTCATTCACAGCCATATTTGCGTTCAGTGCATTGTAGTGTGTATTGTATGCTAAAAGATCTATAAGCACAGCCATGCCAGATCCTTCAAAATCATAGTCGGTAAATTTACCTCCAGCTTGAAGACCTTT